TCACAACTCTGGAATTCAGGAATTGAGGCGAATAAAGAGATCGCCCGTAAACAGAAACGTAGGCTCACTTATATTTCTAATGTTTACATTATGAAAGATCCTGCCAATCCTCAGAACGAAGGTCAAGTTCGTTTGTACAAGTATGGTAAGAAAATCTGGGATAAACTTAATGATAAGATGAATCCCCAATTTGAAGATGAGACCCCAATAAATCCTTTTGATTTATGGGAAGGTGCAAACTTCAAAATAAAGATTCGTAAAATGGATGGCTTCTCAAACTATGATAAGAGCGAATTTGAAATTCCAGCTCCTCTTGATGAAGAAGAGTCTAAGATGGAAGAGGTTTGGAAAACAGAACATTCATTGGAAGAATTTACTGATGAAAAGAACTTCAAGTCTTATGCAGAGTTGAAAGAGAAGTTAGATCGTGTTCTGGGAACACAAACATCTGCTCCTCCTGTAAATGATGCTCCGTTTGATGGTGGTAAACCTATGACTACAGAACAAGCCGCTGTATCACCACCTGTAACAGCTGAGACTGCAGGGAGTTCAGAAGAATATTCTTACTTTGCAAAATTAGCTGAACAAGATTAATGAGTAGTGAAAATAATTTGTTTGGATTTTTATTCTGTGCTTTGTTAGTATTATGGGCGGCATCAGCTTTCGGTGATCCCGATTTGATTGACGCCCTTATTTACTATTTGTCAGATGGCCATTATAAACATTAAGATAACATAGATTCTTTATTACCCGGCTGAATTGGTGCAAGTGGAATCATCGCAGTAGAATTTTGATTTATTTGTGTAGTTGGAGAATTTGAAATTACTATTGGTGCTGAACTTGCTTGGCCAGCTGTGGCCACAGAGTCCCTTTGTAAATTTGCAAGATTCAGACCACTCATATCTTGTCCCTTTAATATCATTGCCGCTTGTAAGAATGTTTGTGCGGCTTGATTGTCAAGAACGAATTCCCCCTGTGATAGAGTAAACAATCCTCCCGATTCAAGTCCTATAGATTTCCCCATAGATCCGGCTGCAAAAGGAGACATACCTACTATTCCACCAGCTGCAGATTTTGTAAGTGGTATTTCTTTTTCTGGAAATAATTTTAATAAATGAGGATATACACTACTCATTGGGAAACTAGCATCCGCTGCTAATTCATTTATTTTATCTCGTATCGGTGCAAACATCATACTCATATCAAACATATCACTAAAGTCAGGCATATCCAATCCAGCAACGCTTTCATTAAGTTTATCTTTGGCTTTTTGTACTGTCTTTTCATCTGCGCTCTCATCTCTGTCTGCGAATGGAGACTTACCTTCCATTACATTTACTATCCAATCAGGAAGTAAAGACTTCCACCAATCCATAGCTAGACCAACCGTTTCTGCGGCCTGATCGATTTTCTTATCACCAAAGAAATCTCTAATGAATTCAGGTAAGAGATCTTTCCAATCGAAACCCTTATCACCAATTTCTTTAGCCAATTTTGTTGGATCATCAAAGAAGTCTTGAATAAATTTTGGTAAGAGTGATTTCCAATTCCATGCACCTACTGCAGCAATCGCATCATTTATTTTTAATGGGCCGTCACCAGGAAATAGGTCAGAAATAAAATCGGGAAGTATTGATCTCCAATCAAAATCTCCTACAGCTGCAGCTCCACCAGCTATTGTCAATGGCCCGTCACCGATACCAAAGAAATCTGCAATAAAGTCTGGAAGTAATGCTCTCCAATCAAATGCGCCTACTTGCCCAGCTAATCCCATTGTTGATTTCCATGCTCCAATCATCCAATCTGGAAGAAGATTAGACCATACAAACCCCTCATCAGTTTTTGCTGCGGCGACAGCTCCATCAACAAGTTTCCAAATAAAGCCCGGTACTAGGTCTTTCCAACTAAATTCTCCTGTGGGTTTTATTTCTGTGCCTTCAATAAGTTTAATAATAAAATTTGGAACAAGACTTTTCCATGTAAAGTCAGTATTTTCCCATCCAGTTGTAGCTATACCGATTATTTTGTTGATGAATTCAGGTAGGAGATCAGACCATTGAAATGATCCTTCTTTTTCGTATTCACCTGCAAAAAACTTAACAAGAAATTTTGGTAGTAAATCCATCCATCCAAAGGAAACATCTTTTCCGGCTACCTTTAAATTGTTGAATAGATCAACTAAGAATTTTGGAAACAGGTCCATCCATGAAAATTCGGGGAAGTCTACAGTAAAGTATTTACCACCAAATAGTTTTGTGAGAGCTGGAGGCATTAGATCATCCCACTCAAAATCAATATTCTTAATCCAATCTGGTGCAATTGCATCCCATATTGCTTTGATTGGAGCTATGATAAGATCATCAAATTGTTTCTTGAACCAACCTCCAACCTCGTCTGCTCCTTTTGCTATTTTCTCACCACCAATCCATCCAAGAATACCACCTAGTACAGCACCAAGTAAACCTCCTATAATTGCGCCTGGTATACTAAAAATTCCCACGCCCATCAAGGCTCCTATACCAGCACCAACTAGTGCCCATTTCCCAGCATTTGCAAATGCATTTGCAATACCACCTTTGGCACCACCACCAAGAAATCCACCAATAAATCCTGCAGTTTTAGATACTCCCATATCTTCTGCATTAAACATTCCTGTAATACCATCTTTAATAGCAAGGCTAAGACCAGCTATGATCAATGCCCACGGACTAAATTTAGCAAACTGTGTTAAGAGTTTAGGGCCAAACTGAGTACCTAACCAATTCATTGCTGTAGAAATTCCTGTACTGACAAATCCCATCAATGATGTTACTAAAGAACCGAGTTTTAGTTTCTTCCACATTCCTCCCGATTCATCTTCCATCTCTACTTTAACAGCAATTTCAGGACCATCGCTATCTGCGGCTCTGGCGGCTTCTCTCGCAGCTTCTCTCTGTGCTGCAGCAGCATCTTCAGCAGCATCGATTTGGGATTGACCTTGACCAACCAATGTATCGAGTTGTTTATTTTGCTCGTTCAACTGCTCCGTTAATTTACTTAACGTAGATTCAGAAGCAGGTGGTGGTGCAGCTTTCGCCATTTATCTCCTTTGTGCGTTTTGCTCTTTCACTTTTTCATTTTCTTCTTTAATCCAAGTCTGTAATAACATTACATATATTTGTCTCTCAAATGGAATCATATTTTCTAACTCAATTAGACTCCATTTATGATGCTGAATCATAGCGAAGTTTGTTTGATAATGGTTCGCCAGAGTATCGTGATTCAGCCCTAGCCGAAAAAAGAGTCTAACCCCTCAAGTACCAAAGGTGCTGACTTCTCACATTTTGGACAAGTCCATGTGATATCATGTCTTAGTCTAGGCATACTTTCAAAATACTTACGTATCTTATTGAATTGTGCAGTACTAAGAGACTCAATAAAATCATTTAATTCTTTTTTAGTAGCATCTTTTGCTTTGTATATTTCCTCACCTTCCCAAATATATTCAATACACTCACTAATCATTTTAAATATATCATTAGTCCCTAGTGTACCACCTGGAGTGATATATTTTTGTATTGTGTCCATGTGGGGAAATTCCAATTTTACTCCAATATTTTCTGAAAGTTCTATTTCAGGATTTTCTATATTTGAAGTATCCATCACGATATCACGAATATCGACTGTCACTTGTGAGGCATTAGGGCACGCTTCTTCATCACAAGTGATTTGGTCCGGTTTTTTTAAATTAATTTCTATTATATCTCCAACCGATTTTCCCCTAAGTTGAAGAAAAATAAATTCAATATCAAATGATGCAAGACCTTTTATATCAAGCTCTCCTTCTGTACAAGCAGTTATGATATCTTTCATGGCATTGGTTATAGTCTTTGGACTACCATCTTCAGCTGCCATTAATAATGATTTTTCTTCTTTTACAAGAAATGGTCTGTATTCAACTTTCTGTCCTGTTGATGGGACAGTCAATTCATAAGTGGGCGTTTCCAATTTTGGTAAAGCCATAATATTCTCCTATAATATATAATTATTATTTTGATTGTTTTCTTCCTTCTCTTTCAGCTCGCCTTCGGGCTCTTGCTTCCCGCCTTTGTCTAGGGGTCTTTCCAACCTGTGTGACTACACCAGAAGTGGTTCTAGATGATGATGACCTGGTCGTACTTCTACTGGTCGTACTTCTACTAGCACTCGCAGACCGCCGAATGTCACCTGCAGAGCCAGTAGTCCACCAGCTATATGCAAGATCTACTTCAAAATCTATCAACTCTGAACTTTCCCACCCCAGTTCAACGGCGCTTATTCCTTTCGGCCAACATTCATGTAAAGTTACTTGATGTGTAGGACTGTCCGCACTATCTGATGTTTCATCATAAACCGAAATTTTAACAGTTCCTATATACTGTTTGTAATATTGCATATTATAACTATTTGTGTTTTGTATATGCATAATCCAATCATTCCAAAAGTCTCTAGCAGACCAATCATTTGTACCTAAGAAAGTAATTGCAATGGGTTCTTCTGTCATTTCATAGGGAACATCTAAACCAAATTTACCACCGCTTCTATAAGTAGTTGTTCCAAAAGTTCTAGCTGGAAATGATACCGATTTAATAAGGAACTCTATTACTGAAGGTTGAACACTAGTAATCAATGTTTGGGGTTTTGTGATTTCAACAGTAAACCTATTGGATTTTGCATAACTACCTCTATTGTCCAATTTGGACATAAAATCATCAATCGCAAAAATCGAATTTGCCATTAGAACATTCCTCCGCTATGAGCCCATACTTTCTTTTTGTTTGCTTTTTTAAATCTCTCTACCGGTAGAAAAAGTGCCACTTCCCATTCATCTGCATTAACAAGAACAAATTTAGAATTAACTTTAGAATTAAGATATCTGTGTACTGTTGGTCTTGCTCTTTTAATCTTAGTGAAACCTTTTAACATATTATATGTCAATTTCAATTTAGTAGTTTCATCATACCTCTTATTGTTAGCATACATCTTAAGTTGATCCATTAATATAGCTCTATGTTTTGGGGCAAGATAATGAAAGTTCAATCCAAGAAATCCATCGGGATATTTTTCAATAGGAAAAACTAAAGGGAAGGTATCATACCAGGGTAAGTCATCTTTCCATTTAGGATTATAAGAATAGAAATACATCTTCCCAAGTATTGCTCTTGCCTCTAGTTGTTCAGAACGCGTAAGTATTTTCTGTGGAGTTTCCTTAGAAAACTTCCCTCTTGTTCTATTGACAATTGAGCGAAACCAGTTACCTGCTGCTCTTGCTTTTGCAGCCACTTGATCTGTTCTTATCGCATCTTTTAATTTATCCAAATAGGATTCTTCTACTGTAGCCATAATATAACTATTTAGTATTGTTCAGAGTATCCTCTGTTATTATTTGCCATTTCCATCCTCTGGTTTCACAAAGTTCTTCTGCTGCCTTCCACTTGGCTTCATTAATTCCCCATGCTTTTACTTCTTTGAGGTATCTTCTTCTGTGTTTGGGGTTGGGTTTGGGGGGTCTTGTTTGTTTCTTTGGTTTGATTTCAATTAGAGACTCACCTTGAGTAGTTTTAACCCAAAAATCTGGATAATATCTATGTAATTTATTGTCAATAGGTGAGCGATAGGGTATAATAATCTCTTCGCTTGACCATCGCAAGACTTCAGGCTGTCGATCTAAGTATTTCATGAAGGTTAATTCCCAACCAGACCGATAGATTATATTTGTATGATCACCCTTATATTTTTTGTAGTTCTCAGGGCGAAATTTTCCTTTGTATGCCATATAAATATATAGATAGTTCAACAATACCAACTTATAAGGATAACTAGTAATGAAAATTTACACAGAAATTATATGGTCATGGGATGATGATAAAGGTGAATTAGTACAAGAATCCTCAAAATTTTATGATTATGACGGCCCACTAATTTTGGCAGACAGCCAGTCTGAAGACCCAATTCCACAGGCGCCTCCAAGTGTACCGGTACAATATTACGAATATCCTTCAACTATCGGCAAAGGAACATCTGAAAATTGGATATCTTTTGAATCTTTTAATTTCAAAACCCAGAACCCCGCACTTAATATAGCATTATATATTCCTGGCGGCGCCCTAAACACATCCTATAAGTCAGATTATGAAACAGCTTCGTTGGGTGCATTGGGAGCTGCAGGAGGAGAAGTAGCGTCAGCAATAGATAAGATGTCAGGATCAGAAAAAGGATTCAGTTTGGATGCTTTTACAAGCATCGTAGCTGCTCAGTCAGCGGGGATGGCAGGCGAGAAGATGAAAGTGGGGTTGCTCAAAGCGGGAGAGAGGGCTAACATTATTCAAGAAGGAGCAAAAGCTATAATGGAACGAACAACCGGTGCTGTCCTTAACCCTTTTCTTGTTGCCGCATATAAAGGTCCTTCTGATATGAGAACACATGATTTTGATTTCCAGATGTTACCACAAGATCAAGCGGAATCTGCAACATGTGTAAAAATTGTGAATGCATTTAAAAAATCCATGTTACCTTCTCATGCAGGAGGAGATAGTAAAACTTCACCTTCAATGTTGTTTGGATATCCTGATACATTTACAATTACTTTTTATGTCAATGGAAACCCATTACCATCTAATGGTTCAAATCCCATGTTTAATATAGGAAAATCTGTATTAACCGGCTGTGAATTAAGTTTCGATACAGAAAACGTACCCCTATTTTTTGATGGTACACAATATCCGGTGTCTATAGCAATGAAACTTTCATTCATGGAACTAGATGTAATGTATAGAGAAAAAGTAGATCAGGGATTTTAATAATAGGAGAGACTAATCATGTCTGAATTTTTTTCACATTATCCACAAGTTAATTATGATATTACTGGGGCAAAACCCCTCAAAACTAAGACTGCGATCAACATTATGGTTAAGGCAAAAATAAAAAACATTATTCAAAATGATATTGTTAATTATTTTCCTTACTCAATACCAGAATCAGAACGTCCTGATATAACAGCATATAAGGTATATGGTGATGTAAAATATACATGGTTAATTTTTTTAATTAATAATATACATGATCCTCTTTTCGATTGGCCATTGAATTCTAGAGAATTTGGAAATTATGTTAAACACAAATATGGTTCTCTTCAAATTGCAAAAAATACTATACATCATTATGAAAAAATTGTTAGAACCAGAACAGAAGCGACAGGGACAACTGATGCAATTCCTGAGGCTAAGATTGAGGTTGATGTAACAACCTACAATGCTCTTGATGATGAAGTACGAAATGTTGTATATTATTATAATTGGGAAGTAGATAGAAATGAAGCTAAACGAGATATTAAGTTAATTGATAGAAAGTATGTTTCAGACATACTCTCTGAACATTCGGAGAAACTTGAATAATGGCTAACGGACCTACAATTCTTGATAGGCGGAAATCAGGAACAGGTGTTGCTACAGAAACCGCTGATCATGGAGGGAAAACTCCGTTTTTGACAAAACCAAAAGCGGGAAAAATCCCTTCATTCCCCGGTGATTATGAGCTTCAAAAACTTACACTTACTTCTCCCAATAGAAAAGGATATATTGATCTAAAGGGAGCGTGGTCAGATTTTAATATCTATGAAGATCTTTTTGGAAACTATCTTACTGGAAATATACAGTTAGTAGATGGTGTGGGATTAATGGAAAGTGTTCCTATTATTGGCGAAGAAACCATACACATTCAAGTAAGAACAAAAGGTATTGTAAGAGAAAGAAATCAACAGGTAATTCCCGGCCCATTTGAAGGAAGCCAAAATGAAGGAATGATTAAGTTAAAATTTAGGGTAGTTAAGATTTCTGATATTATTAAAATGAATGACGCGATGGTTACTTTTAAATTATCTTTTGTTTCTGAAGAAGCTATTTTAAACCTAAAACAAAAAGTTAAAAAATCCTCACTTGACCCAACTTCATTAGAACCACGAAAAATATCTGATGTAATAAATTCTCTTTATAGACAATTTTTTAAGAAAGGTAGAACCGCTAAAAAACTTTTTGTTGAACCCACTAAGAACCTTACGGATTTAATTATACCAAATCAAACACCATTCAAGGCTTTTAATTTCTTGGCATCAAGAGCAGTGTCTGCGGGTAAACACGCACTTGGATCTAGTTTTGTTTTTTATGAAAGTGTAAGAGGATACTTTTTTGTTTCTATGGAAACTCTTATGGCCGGTGGCGGTATGGGATATAGTACAGTACCAGGCATGCAGGGTTCACCAAGTGAACTAGTATTTACTGCACCAGAAGATCCTGTTAAAGAAACATATGTGGTTCAACCAAAACGATTAAGTGCAAAAGGAAATGAAGCTACAAATGTTGCTGTAGAAATGACAGCCGTTGATTCATATTCATTTTCTTCTAATTTTGATGTTCTTCAAAATCTATCAAAAGGAATGTATGCAAATAGATTACTTACACATGATTTGGTTAGAATGAAATATGACACGTTAGATTTTAATTTGGTAGAACCAACTGGAGAACAAGTCAAAGTAAATGAAGACACGGGAGGTACTGAAGTATTAGAGTTTAATACATTAGCTGCAGATGCTAAAAACTTTGGAGATTCTTTTACTCATTTAGGAACAGGAAAATTAGCTACTGAAAAGCAAGATGCATTAGGTTCACCTGAATCGATGATAAGTTTTTATCCTACTAATTTTGCACACGATGTTCGATTTAAAGAAGCTTTGGGATCAGCAGGAGTAAAGGGAGAAGTAAAGGCTGATGCAAGGCCAAACATTATTCCAAATAGAGTAGAACAATGGATGCAATCACGATTGGTACAAGGTCAACAAGCTGCTAATATTAAATTAAATATTAGAGCCCCTGGATTATCTACTAGAGCAGTAGGAGATTTAATTGAATTTAAGATGCCCACACAATATACTGAAGATAGGGATGGATTTACACAATCCTCACATCATACGTATTTAAGTGGTTATTATTTAATTACTAAATTACGCCATCATTTCACTGCAGAAAAATATGAGATAGAATTTGAGGCAATAAAAGATTCATTAAAAGTTCCGCCTGGAAAAGATAGATCAGTACCAGAGGCCGATGATACAACCAATGTTAATAGACCACCGGCAACGGTAAATCCAGTAACAGGCAGAACCGGCCCAAAATAAAAAAATAGGATAATACTATGGCATACTTTATGGGAAAAGATGGGTTCGTTTGGTGGCAAGGAGTTGTCGAAGACCGCCATGATCCGCTTTATCTTGGACGATGTAGAATTAGAATATTAGGATGGCATTCAGAGAATAAAGCTGATCAACCAACTATTTCTCTCCCTTGGGCGTATCCTGTTGCTCCGATTACTTCTGCAAGTCAAACAGGAGTGGGTACATCTCCATTAGGTCCAGTTGAAGGAACTTGGGTTATTGGATTTTATCGCGATGGTGAAGCAGGACAAGAGCCAATGTTTTTTGGAACACTTGGTGGTATTCCAGAATTAGATGCAAAGGGAGTTAACAATGATGGAACATCAGTAGGAGGACAGGGATTTCTCGATCCAAGATTAGATAAAGGTGATATGGAGCCAGGAATAGATCCTGGACATCCAGAGTTTAAAGATGAAATAGGACCAAGAACTTTACAATATAATCCCGCAGGTGCTGCTGATAATCTGGTGCCCAGAGAACCAGCAACTATTATTCATAATGCAAATCCCGATCCTTCTGAAGATGTACAGACTGTTGTTGTTTCGGCTAATACTACTCTTACAGAAAAGATGGAAGTAAGATCTTTGATTGGTCAAACGGGACCGAGTTCACCAAATCCTACGTTTACAGTTAAAGTTGTAGAACAACCATTTAGATCAACATATCCCGATACAGGGTTAGCAAATAAAGATATATCAACAACTAGAAATTTAGATTATTTAAGAGAGCCAACTACAAATAGATTAGCAAGAGGAATTCGTGGAAATACTGATGAAAGTGATCCCTCAAAATCAGGAATTGTTTTTGAAAAACAACAAAACCGAAAATTCGGTCAAATAGATATCCCTACAGCGGATGGTCAAAGTTGGTCTGAGCCTAAAATTCCGTGGGCCGCAATCTATCCATATAATCATGTACACCAAACTGAAAGTGGTCATATTATTGAAATGGATGATACTCCCAATGAGGAAAGATTACATTGGTATCATCGAACAGGAACTTTTACTGAAATTCATCCAGTAGGTATTAAGGTTGATAAAATAGTAAACAATTATTATAATATTATTTTAGGAGCAAAATATACACATATTGAAGCGGGCGATTATACGACTATTGATGGTTCACAAGAAAATTATATTCTTGGTAATAGGACAGACAAGGTTGATGGTGATTATTCTATTGCTGTAAAAAAAGGAAGATTTAATGTTAGTAATCCATTAGGAGGAATTAATTTAGAAGCCGCTAATATGACAATAAGGGCAGATGAGACACTTACTCTATCGGCCAATAATGTGATCATTGAAAAGAAATCGGCCAGTTCTACTGAATCTACAACAGGCGATGAAACGAAAAAAGTAGGTGGAAAACTAACTCATCAAACTGGAGCATATAGTTTAAATGCTCAAGGTTCTATCGGTATGCAAACTGGTGGAGGAATGACACTCAATATTACTGATTCGATAAACGAATCTATATTTGGAGTGTTACCATCGATGACACAGGGTTATGCTAAAAAGACTTCTGCCACTTTAGGTAAGATTGGAATGGAATGTACAGACAATCTTCTTTCTGGTGGAATTGAAATGAATCTTGGTCTTCTAGGCGCAGGAGCGAACATTGCAATAAAACCTCTTGGAGATATAGAAATAAATTCTAATTTAGGAACGAGTGGTGTTACAGTTTCTTCATTATTGGGAAGTGTAGAACTTTCAAGTATGGCAGGAGATGCATCATTGAGTAGTTTATTATCTACAGTTAAATTAAGTAGTTCTGGTGCTGCAGCAATGGAAGGAATGTTGGGTGAGATAGTGATAGCTACTTCAGGTAAAATATTAATTTCTGGATTAATTGCTACATTGAAAGAGGTATTGGATGAGATAATAGATATTGTATTAGAGCATACACATCCAACGGGAGTAGGGCCGTCAGGACCACCAATGCCTCCAGCTACAGCTAAACTGTCCTTATTGAAATCATTGAAAGTTGGCGGGAGTTTTGAATAATGGCACTAGTTAAAACAATAATGTTTAGTGAATTATTGGGAGTATTTTCAACTCACAGTCCCGATCCGATGAAGCCCGGAAAAGATATTGCAAAGGCATTTGCCAATTATTTAAAAATGGGACAAAATGCAGGAGGATTTACTACATCAAATGTAGTAGACACTCCCGCCGGAGTGACAATAGGGCAAGTTTTTGCATCACAATTACCAGTTGGTGCTTCAATAGGTAGTCAGATAGCATCAGCATTAACAACTATGGCAGCAACATATCAGTCTATGAATCAAATCGGACCGCCGGCTGTAACACCTTCTCACACAGGCCCGTTAATAAAATTATTTTCTGGGCCACAACCATCGGGAATGAGTTTCGCAAAAGAGATGGCAGACATTTTAGATTCTTGGACAAAAACTTGGGTAGTAAGTGGGTTGATTCCAGCGGCACCACCAATACCATTTTCAGGACCTTTATCGTAGGATTACAATGGCCGGAGCAATTGACAAAAAAATAGCTGAAGTAAAAGAGGAGTTGGAAGATAGTCCTACCACTCATTTGTCTGCGAGGACAGGAATTCTTGATTCTATTACGTTATCAAGAGAATTTGCACACACACGATTAAATGCAATATGTGAAAAATTCACTTCTGTTATCTATTCTCTTTATATTCAATTGGAAGATCAGGGTGCAGGTAACAATCTTCTTTTAGAAGATGACAATGAAATATTAATGGAAGCATCTATTACAGATGCAAGTTATTCTCTTCACCAAGTATGTGAAAATTTAGCGCGACAACGAGCTGTATGTTTTGGCGCGAGAGACTTGAAAAACACTTTTAAGAAATTCGATTTTCCGTCCTATGAAACAGTAAATGGTGCTTTAGGTCTTACAGAACCCAATACATCTTTTATGGGAATTAAGGCTACTGATATTGGCGAAACGTTCACTATCAACTTAACTACTTTAGCAGGAACACAAACACAAGGTAGTAATACATTTAGTACTGATGTTCGGG